CGGCGCGGTGGTCGGTGCGTCCGGCGGCGCGCTGCTGCCCGGGCTGCTGCCGGCCAGCGAGCTGGAGCAGGCGCGCGAGCGGGTCAGAGATCTGCAGGTGGAGCTCAATACGCTGCAGCGGCGCGCCGAGTCGGTGCGCGGCGGCGGGCTGCTGCAGCGGGCGCTGTATGGAGACTTCGATACCCTGCAGCGCCAGATCCAGAGCGCCCGGGTCTATCTGGAGGATGCGCAGACCCAGGTGGAGATGCTGGGCGTGGCCGCCGCGCGCTCCGGCCAGGAGGTGCAGAGTCTGTTCCAGGGCGCTCCGGCCGCGCCGGCCGCGCCGCCGGCGACCTCTGCCCCGCCCGCGGTGGCCGCCGCGGCCGGCGCCAAGCGTGACCTGGCCGATGCCACCGAGCGCGCGGTGGCGGCGCTCGAGCGTGAGGCCGCCGCTCTGGGCAAGACCAAGGCGCAGGCCGAGCTCTACCGGCTGGCCGCCGAGGGCGCCACCCCGGCGCAGCTCGCGCGCGCCAAGGCGGCGCTGGCCGCTGCAGCCGCCTACGAGCGCGAGGCGGAGCTCGCCGCCGAGGCGCGCCGGGTGATCGACGAGGTGGACCCGATCGAGCCGCTGCGCCGCGAGCTGACCCTGCTTGATCAGCTACTCGCCGCCGGCAAGGTGTCGTGGGACGTGTGGGCGGAGGCGGTGATGCGCGCCCAGGAGCGCATGGGCGAGCTGGTGGCGGGCGCGCAGCAGGCCGCCAGCCAGGTCTCCGAGTACTGGACCCAGGCCGCCCGCAACGTCCAGGACGCCCTGGCCGACTTCCTGTTTGATCCGTTCCAGGACGGGCTCAAGGGCATGCTGCGCGGCTTCGTGGACACCATCCGGCGCATGGTGGCCGAGGCCATGGCCGCCAACCTGGCGCGCCATCTGTTCGGCGACATCGAGGGCGGCAAGCCCGGCGGGCTCATCGGCGGCGTCTTGAACAACCTGCTGGGCGGGTTCCTGTCCGGCGCCAAGCTGCACGCGGGCGGCCTGGTGGGCGCCCCGGGGCCGCGGGTGCGCCTGCCGGCGCTGGCCTTCGCCGCGGCCCCGCGCTACGCCACGGGCGGCATCGCCGGGCTCGCGCCCGACGAGGTGCCGGCCATCCTGCACCGGGGCGAGGAGGTGCTCACCCGCGACGATCCGCGCCACCGCGCCAACGGCGGCGGCCAGGTGGTGATCCAGATGACCGTCCACACCCCGGACGCGGCTAGCTTCCGCCGCTCGCGCGAGCAGATCTCGGCCGAGGTGGCGGCGGCCCTGTCGCGCGCGGCGCGCCGGAACCTGTGACCAGCTTCGTGGACACGCGCCTGGACGACGGCTTGGTGGTCTACGACACCGCCGGCGGGCCGGCCTACCAGACCGACATCGTCATCACCGCCTCCGGCCGGGAGAGCCGCAATGCCCGCTGGGCCGCGGCGCGCGGGCGCTGGCAGCTCGGCGAGCGGCGCCTGACGCGGGCCGAGGCCGAGACCCTGCTGGCCTTCTTCCGCGCCCGCCAGGGGCGCCTGGTGGGCTTTCGCTGGAAGGACTGGGCCGACTACCAGGTGGCCACCGGCTACGGGCGCATCGGCAGCGGCGTGGGCGACGGCACCCCCAGCCACGTGCTCTACAAGCGCTACAGCTCGGGCGGGGTGGACGTGTACCGGCCCATCGCCAAGCCGGTGTGGGCCGGGGTGACGGCCAAGGTGGCCGGGGTGACCAAGACGGTGACCGCCAGCGTGGTGGACGGCGAGCCCGACCGCCTGGTGTTCGCCGCGACCACGACCCGGCAGGTGACCGACATCAGCCGCGCCGACCCCTGCGTGGTCACCGCCGCCGGCCACGGCATCAGCGCCGGCACCCTGGTCTACCTGGACGCGGTCAACGGCATGAGCGAGGTCAACGGCAACGCCTACACGGTGGACAGCGCCACCACCGACACCCTCACCCTGGATCTGGACTCCAGCGCCTTCGCCGCCTACGTCAGCGGCGGCACGGTGGCGGTGTACCCGCAGCCGGCCGACGCGCTGACCTGGACCGGGGAGTTCGACGTGCCGGCCCGCTTCGACGCCGACGCCTTCGCGTGCCGCTTCGAGGCCCACGACGCGGCCAGCGGCCAGGCCCTGTTCTGGCTCGACAGCCTGCCCGTGGTGGAGCTCAAGCTCGCGTGAAGACCATCACCCAGACCCAGGCCGATCACCTGGCGGCCCCGGTCACCACCTTCTGCACCTGCGTGCGCATCACCCGCGGCGACGGGGTGGTCCTGGCCTTCACCGACCACGACCAGGATCTGAGCATCGCCGGCGTGACCTATCTCGCGGCCCAGGGCTTCGACGCCACGCCGATCCAGAGCTCCGGGAACCTGGCGGTGGACAACCTGGAGGTGATCGGGCGCCTGGACGATGTGCGCATCACCGAGCGCGACCTGCTCACCGGGGTCTACGACGCGGCCGAGGTCGAGTTCCTGCTCGCCGACTACGCCCGCGCCGAGGCGGTGACGGTGCTGCGCTACGGCACGGTGGGCGAGATCACGCTGGGCCCCACCGGCCAGTTCACGGTGGAGATCCGCGGGCTCACCCAGCGCCTGAACACCGCTTTAGGGGAGCTTTACGGGCCCACTTGCCGGGCCTTGCTGGGCGATTCCCGCTGCGGCGTGAGCCTCGCCGCGCACACCTTCACCGGCACCATCACCGCGGTGAGCGAGGAGCGGATCCTGAGCGTCTCCGGCTGCGCCGCGGCCGACGGCAGCCTCAACGGTGGGGTGCTCACCCTGACCTCCGGCCTGCTCGCCGGGCGCAGCATGGAGATCAAGGCCTGGGCCACGCCCACGCTGCACCTGTTCCTGCCCATGCCCTACGGCATGGCCGCCGGCGACACCTTCAGCGCCGTGCGCGGCTGCGACAAGACGCTCGCCACCTGCCGCGACACCTTCGCCAACGTGGTCAACTTCCGCGGCGAGCCGTACATCCCGGGCACCGACAAGACCCTGATCCCGATCATCCGCCGATGACCCGCGAGCAGCTCCTGGCCGAGGCGCGCACCTGGATCGGCACCCCGTTCCACCATCGCGGGCGCGTCAAGGGCGCCGGGGTGGACTGCGGCGGCCTGGTGGTGGCGGTGGCCGGGGCCTGCGGCATCGCCCTGCCCGATCTGCCCGCCTATGCCCGCCGCGCCAGCGACGACACCCTGCGCGCGGTGGTGGAGAGCGCGGGCGGGGCCCCGCTGCCGCTCGCCGCGGCCCGGCCCGGGGACGTGCTGCTGTTCGCCGGCCCCGACGGCCACCCGCAGCACCTGGGCCTGCTCGCGGGCCGCGCCCCGGATCGCATCCTGCACGCCTGCCTGGAGTCGCGCCGGGTGGTGGAGCAGGTGCTGCCGGCCAAGCTGGCGGCGCGCCTCATCGGCGTGTACCGCATCCCCGGGCTCACCTGATGGCCCAGGTGCTGTTCGCCGCCATCGGCACCGCCCTGGGCGGCGGTGTGGGCACCCTGGCCGGCGCCGTGCTGGGCTCGCTGGGCAGCATGCTCGGCTCGCTCATCGACCGCGCCACCTGGATGCGCGCCCCCTCCCAGCGCATCCACCAGGAGGGCCCGCGCCTGGGCGAGGCCCAGTTCCAGGGCGCCCAGAACGGCGCGCCCATCGTGCGCGCCTACGGCTGGACGCGGCTGCGCGGCAATCTGATCTGGCTCGCCCCCTTCACCGAGCACGCCCACGTGCACGTGGTGGAGATCGAGGCTGGCAAGGGCGGGGGCGGCGGCACCACCATCACCACCACCACCTACACCTACACCACCTCCTTCGCGGTGGGGCTGTGCGAGGGGCCGGTGGCCGGGCTGTGGCGGGTGTGGGCCGATACGGCGCTGCTCTACGACGCCACGGTGAGCCCGGCGGTGACCGCGCCCGGGGTGGAGCTGGCCGTGTACAGCGGATCCGCGGCCCAGGACCCGGACCCCACCCTGGAGGCGGCCCTGGGCGCCGGCCAGGTGCCGGCCTGCCGCGGCCTGGCCTACCTGGTGCTCAAGGACTACGACGTGACCCCGCACGGCAATCGCGTCCCGCAGATCGCCGTGGAGCTCCAGGGGCTCGCCTGAGTGTCCGCGGTGGCGTTCACGGCCCTGGGCGGCCTGGGCCGGGCGCTGCTGCCGGCCTTCGTCTCCTTCGGCCTGTCGCGGCTGTCGAGCTATCTGCTGGACAAGCCGCACCAGGCCCGCGCCGAGCCCGCCGCGCCCGGCCCCTCGGCGGTGGAGATCCAGACCGGCGCCAACGGCGGCCCGATCCCGCTGGCCTACGGGCGCACCCGCCTGGCCGGCACCGTGATCTGGCTGGGCGGGGCGCGTGAGAGCACCTCCTACCAGGAGCTGGGCGACGGGGTCGGGGTGACCATCGACCACGTGCGCCTGGATCTGGCCATCGGCCTGTGCGCCGGGCCCATCGCCGGGGTGCGCCAGGTGTGGCTGGGCAGCACGCTCATCTACGACGCCGCCAACAGCCCCAGCGAGGGCGTGCGCTACGTGCACGAGGACCTGCGCTTCTACGACGGGGCGCAGGACCAGGACCCGGACCCGCTGCTGGCCGCCGGCAGCCCCGCGGGCTGCCCGGCCTATCGCGGCCTGGCCTACCTGGTGATCGAGGGCCTGGAGCTCTACGCGGGCTCGCAGCCGCTGGATCACGCCATCGGCCTGCCCCAGTTCGAGGTGGTGCTGGAGGGCCAGGAGGTGGCCGCCAACCGCCCGGTGTTCAGCCGGCCGAGCCCGGCCCTGTCGCTGCGCGCCGCGCCGCTGGCGCGCCATGCGCCGATCGCCGATCCGCTGCCCAGTAGCGCCTGGGAGAGCGACCCGGACGCCGGCTGGGCCACCGTGGGCGCCACCACGGCGGGCTTCGACGACGCCTCCACCCAGTGGAGCTATGAGCAGATCGTCGCCGACGGGGCCGACATCGCCGCGGACTATCCGAGCCTCGCCGTGTACGAGAGCGCCGGGCAGAGCGTCGAGGGGCGCGAGATCGGCTGCCTGCGCCTGGCCGACGACGGGGCGCGCCCGATCCTGCTCATCTCCCAGGGCATCCACGGCGACGAGCGCGCGGCCGCGGCCGCCATCTCCCGCTTCGCCCGCGACTTCTGCGGCCGCAGCGTCAACGTCGGCCTGCGCCGCCTGCTCAGCGTGTTCGTGATCCTCGCCGTCAACCCCGACGGCATGGCCGCCCCGGACCTCTCCGAGTACGGCGGCACGGGCAAGCGCGACAACGCCAACGGCGTGAACCTGAACCGCAACTGGCCCAACTACTGGGCCTACACCCTGGACGACAGCAAGGGCGCGAGCCCCGCCTCCGAGCCCGAGACTCAGGCCATCATGGCCTGGCTGGACACGCCACACCCGGTCACCGGGGCCACGCCGCGCTCGCGCGTCATCGTGTGCGTGGACGTGCACGGCTGGAACAGCCGCACCACCCTGGGCTTCCTGACCGAGCAGGAGTACTTCCACATCCGCGCCCAGCGCACCCAGCGCGGGGCCTACCTGTGGGCCGCCGGCCGGGTGGCAGCGGCCACCTGGAACACCCCCACCACCTGGGTCAATGGCCCGCCGGCGCTCACCGAGTACCGCAGCACCCGCAAGCCGTACCTCTACACCTGGGTCAAGGCCGGGGCGCGCAGCGACGCCTGGTGCGGCATCGTGGAGTACAGCCAGCACGAGAACGTGGGCGCCACCTGCCAGACCCTGATCCACGTGCTGAACGGCTTCCTGTGCGCCGCCGCCGACGCCCTGGAGCCGGAGCTGGGCGGCACCCTGCTCGCCCCGGCGCTCACCCCGCTCAACCAGAACCCGCTGTTCGAGAGCTGGGTCTACGACGTGACCGACCGCCCGGCCTACTTCCGCACCAGCGGGCTGCGCCTGGCGCGCCGCCCGGTGGGCCCGGCGCGCAGCGTCGGCTACCTGGTGAGCGAGCGCCCGGCGGACGCGGGCTGGCCGGCGCAGATCTCGCATGCCGCCTACTGCCTGGTGCATGTCGGCCACGAGCTGGACCGCCTGGTGCGCGCCGGCGGCGAGACCGACACCGGGGTATCCGCGAGCTCCCACGGCGAGCGCCTGGACACCGGCGCCAAGACCTTCGAGACGGCGCTGCCGCAGCCGCTGCGCGACGCCGCCATGGCCACCCACTCGGGCCTGCTCTACCTGGCCGGCGGGCATACCGGCAGCGCCTACAGCGACGCCATCTACCGGCGCGACGCCCTGGCCGATGTGAAGTCGCCCTGGTCGATGTGGGGCACCCTGGCCGCCGGGGCCATCCAGCGCCACACCCTGAGCGCCGGCGACTACCCGTATCTGTACCTGGCCGGCGGGCGCGACGCCGGCGGCTACCTGAGCGGCGTGTGGCGCATCGACGTGAGCACCGGCGCGCAGACCCAGATCGCGGATCTGGCCACCGCCCGCGGCTGGCACACGGCCTGCGTGCACGCCGGCACCCTCTACGTGTTCGGCGGCTGGAACGGCTCCAACACGCTCGCGAGCGTCGAGAAGGTGGACCTGGCCACCGGCGCGGTCAGCGCCGGCACGCCGCTGCCTTTCTCGCGCGCCGAGCAGGCCCTGGCCGCGGCCGACGGCAGCGCCTGGCTGGCCGGCGGGCGCTCCGGCTCCAGCTACTTCTCCACCATCTACCGCTACGACCTGGCCGCCGACACCATCGAGCAGATCAGCTATGACCTGCCCAGCGTCAGCGACGAGCAGGGCGCCACCACGAGCCTCCCCAGCCCCGCCCTGTGCGGCATGAGCGCCTTCATCCACCCGGTGGACGGCTACCTGGCGCTGGTCGGCGGGGTGGACGAGAGCGCCGTGCACGTCAACCGCTTCTACGAGCTGGAT